GTAAAAGCATAAGACACAACGCAATAGAATTTGACGCTAAACAGACTAACAAAAATTATCTTATAGTAGGTGGTATACTAGACAATGTATGCAACAGTGCCTGCTTCACCTGTTCAAAAGAATACAGTACAAAGATTGGCAGTTTAACAGATAAAATATATCCCATAGTAGATAACAGCGAGGCCTATTGGAACTTACCGTTAGAGCGTGTTGTACATTTAGATATCAATGGTGGTGAGCCCAGTGCTAGTAAAAACTACAAACGTATACTACAGAACTTACCGCCTAACTTAGAGTCATTGAGACTAAACACTAATTGTAGTTTGGTCATTGAAGAACTTGAAGATATAGTAGCAAAAGGAATCAAAGTAACTGTTACTGTAAGTTTAGATGGTATCGAGGCAGTACACGATTATGTACGCTGGCCTATTAAATGGGATAAGTTTTATAGTAACCTTATGATTTATAAGCAAATGAATGTTAAACTTAATACTTGGACCACAGTCAGCGCACTTAATATTAAGGACTTTAAAAACATTTTAAAGTTTGTTAGTAAGAATGAACTTAATCACAGTTATGCTTTTTTAAATGATCCTGATGTATTGAATGTTAAGTATTGGAATAGATATACAAGTGCCTGTAAAGGACAATTCAATCGTGTAGCAACAGATCGTAATAATGATTTAGAGTTAGATGTATTTTTAGAAGAACAAAATCGTATCAGAGGAATCGGTGAAAGCCTACGCTGAAATTACTGCAGACGTCAAAACCATTGCAGATGAAATACTTGATTTTATATCGGACAACGATGATATAGAACTATGCAACGGTAGTCCTTGGAAATTTATAGACACAAAGAGCTTACTTGCGGCTTCTCCAGCATTGCTTGACTTTTTTAAGCAGAACAGACTACCGGTTAAGGATAGTGCTATAACGTACATTACTGATACTAATGACTTGCCTATGCACGTAGACGAAAAGCCTGTTGTGGCTAAAATGAACTTTCCAGTCCAGAATACCAAAGGTTGGACCAATCGTTGGTATACTGTTGAAAATTTAGAAACCTATCCTAAAATTAAAAACCAATTTGGTAGTGAGGTATATGATTTATCTACTGCAAAAGGTGCGTTGTTAACCGAGTATCGGGACATGTCTAATCCTATTGTGTTTAACAGTAGCATTCCGCATAGTGTAGAGAAGTATGCAGACGATGCCAAAGCGCCAAGGATTATAGCAAGTTTTACATTTCACAAGGAGCCAATTGAATGGCTAAAATAGCAATTACCGGACATAGTGCTGGTATAGGACAAGCGTTTGCTAAAATATATGAACAACAAGGACATGAGGTCGTTGGACTTAGTCGACGTAACGGTTATAATATTAGAAATATACCTAAGTGTGTTGAAGTCATACAACCTTGCGATATTTTTATTAATAATGCACAAGTTGGTTTTGCACAAACTGAACTATTGTTTGCAGTACATCAAGCATGGGAACGTGTACCTAACAAGCAGATTATTAACATCAGTACATTAATGACTAGCTTACCTACTAGTTCAATTAATGGCCTAGAGATGCTACATTATCATGTACAAAAGAATACACTCGAAGAAGCGGTTCGCCAATTGCGAGGGTTAAAAAATTGGCCAAAATTATGCTTGATTAAACCTGGGAAAGTTAACACACAAGGAGAAGGTGGTGTTAATGTAGATGTTTGGGTTAAGAAAGTAATTGACACATTAGATACATATCCGTACATGGAAGTTGAAGAACTCAGCATTGGGGAATATTTAACTTGAATCCAAAAGACTATATAACTAATCGCAACTTCTGTCCTATTCCCTGGACGGGTATAATGTACAATTTTGACGGAGATGTTAAAACGTGTATACGTAGCAGTGAACCAATTGGGAATCTAATAGATGCACCTATAGAGCAAATTGTTACCAATCAAAAGAGTTGTGATACCAGACAACGTATGTTGAATAACCAACCTGGTGAGCGTTGCAATCCTTGCTATGAATTAGAAAAAGAAGAAAACGGGTTGGACATTATTAGTGATCGTGTATATTATCTACGTGAAATGAAATCTGTGACTTTAGATACGTATAATCAAAGTAATAGTTTTGATTTGCAAAAAATTGATATACGTTGGACAAATTTATGTAACTTTAGTTGTGTATACTGTGGCCCGGAGTTTAGTAGTAAGTGGGCACAAGAGTTAAATTGTATACAAAAGGTACCGAGCAAAGAACAACGTGAACAGTTTAAGAACTACATTTTTGAACATGCCAAACAATTAAAGCACGTTTACCTAGCAGGTGGCGAACCAATGCTAATGAAAGAGAACCAAGAACTGTTAGAGTTGTTACTTGATGTCAATCCAGATGTTAGTTTACGTATAAACACTAATCTAAGTGATACAGATACTCGTGTATTTGAACTAGCCTGTAAGTTTAATCGTGTACATTGGATAGTAAGTGCTGAAACAATGGGCAATGAATATAACTATATACGCCATGGAGGAGACTGGGCAACTTTTTGCCGCAACCTAAGACGTATTAAAGATGCAGGACATAAAATAACATTTAATATGTTATATTTTGTACTAAATGCTTTTAGTGTATTTGAGTTTATTGATAAGTTTACCAATGATTGGAACTTTCATCCAAACGCATTTGTATTGGGACCGTTACTACAACCTCAACACCTAAATATTAGACATCTCCCTGACACTATGCTACAATTAGCAAAAGAAGAGTTGCAGAAACGTATCGATGAAAGACCGGGACATTTACTCGAGAATGGATATCGTAATTTGTTACGTTATTTAGAACAACCGTTTGAAAAGAATTTGGCAGAAACATTTAAACAATTAGCAGTAATGGATGCTAGACGTGGCATCGACAGTAGTAAAATATTTGTAGATCTATATAAGGAAAATAAACATGGCAAAACCGTTTGATGTATCAAAATTTCGTAAAGGCCTTACTAAAAGTATTGCTGGCGTTAGCTTTGGTTTCAATGATCCTACTGATTGGATATCAACAGGAAACTATGCGCTCAACTATCTTATCTCAGGTGATTTCCACAAAGGTATCCCGCTCGGTAAGGTAACAGTATTTGCTGGAGAGTCAGGTGCAGGTAAAAGTTATATCTGTTCAGGTAATATTGTAAAACATGCACAACAGCAGGGCATATTTGTTGTACTAATTGACAGCGAAAACGCACTTGACGAAGACTGGCTAAAAGCACTAGGTGTAGACACTAGCGAAGATAAACTGTTAAAGATGAATATGGCAATGATTGATGATGTTGCTAAAACAGTAAATGACTTTATGGCAGAGTACAAGGGCATACCAGAAGAGGATAGACCCAAAGTACTATTTGTTATTGACAGTTTAGGTATGTTGTTGACCCCAACTGATGTTGATCAGTTTAGTAAAGGTGACTTAAAAGGTGATATGGGTCGTAAGCCTAAAGCACTAACAGCACTTGTACGTAACTGTGTTAATATGTTTGGTAATGCTAACGTAGGACTTGTTGCTACTAACCATACGTATGCATCACAGGATATGTTTGATCCAGATGACAAGATTTCGGGTGGTCAAGGCTTTATCTATGCTTCAAGTATTGTAGTTGCTATGAAGAAACTTAAACTAAAAGAAGATGATGACGGTAATAAGATCAGCGATGTGCGTGGTATTAGAGCAGGCTGTAAAGTAATGAAGACTCGTTACGCAAAACCGTTTGAAGGTGTGCAGGTTAAGATTCCATATGAAACAGGTATGAATCCATACTCGGGACTTGTTGATCTGTGTGAAAAGAAAGAGTTATTACAGAAAGATGGTAATAGGCTCAAATACACTACTAGCACTGGTGAAGAAATTAAACAGTTCCGTAAAGAGTGGGAGCGTAATGAAGCAGGTTGCTTGGACACAGTTATGAACGACTGGAACGAAACACCTGTTACCCCAACTGTAGAAAATGACATCGTTGATGAAGATACTGCTCCAGAAGAGCTACAGTGATTTACTACAGCAACCGATAAATCAAATTTATCGTGACATAAAGTCTGTACATAAAGATGCGTTCGCTAGTAATGAACGCATCGTCTTTGTTGATGATGTTGCTGACGAGTTGCCAGCAAAAACTGCAATGATAAAGTATATAGATCGTATACTTGAGCATTTGGACATTGATAAGTTTTTCGTTGAAGTAATTAATTGGCCTATTATACATGTCAAAAACCCAACTAATTATGCTATTCCAGATTCGATGTGTATCACACCTTATCTTAGTTTAGAAATTGATGTTGATGGTGGATTCCACAGATGCTGTAAATGGGATAGAGATATATCAGCACCTAACGTGCAAACAACTGGTTTTGTAGACTACTTTAATTCTATAGAACAGCAAAAACTTAAACAAGAATTCTTAGATGGAAAACTTCCAGACCAATGCTACCAGTGCTGGAAAGTGGAAGATGTGGGCGGACGCAGTAAACGAGTTAACGATAATCAGGTATTCAAAGATTATCAATTTGATATAGATTACAATGACATAAAGAGTACTCGACTGCTAAACTTAGATATTAAATTAGGTAACAAATGCAATTTAGCCTGTAGAATATGTTCGCCAAGATGTAGTAGCACATGGTCAAAGTTTTCTAAAAAGCAAAGTATTGAATTTGATTGGGTTGATAGCGAGATAAGTACGTTTTGGGAAGACTTGATTAAAGTTAGTAAAGAGGTTAAGTATATTACATTTGCAGGTGGCGAACCACTACTAGACAAAAGTCATAGAAAACTGTTACAATACTTTATTGACAATGATCTATCTAAGGATATTTCGTTGCATTACAATACAAATGGTACAGTGTATGCTGACTTTTTATTTGAATACTGGGATCAATTTAAATTAGTAGAACTTAGTTTTAGTATTGATAACATAGAAAAGCAATTTGAATACGAAAGATTTGGAATTCCTTGGGAGCAAGTTGATTCTAATATAAAAAAATACTGTACTGATGGTAAGTACAATGTTAATTTCTTTAGTGTTGTTAATGCATTAAATTTTTACAATAGTTACGAGATATATTCTTATGCAAAAGAATCAGGTATAGACATAACTTTTAGCCTGTTAACACAACCGCAGGAACTGTCAATTGTAAATCTACCTATAGGCGTGAAGCAAAAAATAACAGATAAGTTATTAACAATTAAAGATAACGTTTTTACAAATAAAATTACTTCTTTAATAAGTATCATGAATAATCAAACTGGAGAATATAATTTGTTAGATTATCTTAAAGAGCAGGACTTATTAAGAAGTCAAAACTTTGCAGAGTATTATCCAGAACTTTATAAATTATTTGATTAGGAGAAAATGAAGTGTCAATTGAGGTAGATGTTTTAGTAGAATCATATACTATACTTAAACAGTATATTCCGGTTAAGGAACGTCAAGAAGCCGCTGACAATTTAGTTAGTATGCTAGTTGATACATTATCGGAATCACAGTTAAAAGAGTTTTCGGTTGCCGACAATTATACAAAACGTGCGGTGCAAGAATATTCAATTGATGAAGATGAAGACTACGACGATTACGAAGAATAATGTGGTATAATAAGGTAGTTCAAAATTTAGAAAATATTCCTGGCTTCATATTTTACTATGAAGCACAACTTGAAACGGCTAAAAAAGAAACTCATATAGCCGGTAGCCTTGAAAAGTCCGCGGCAAATTTGCCAGGGATAACTGAACATCGCTTCAACCAACTACAAGAGATTGAAGCGGTATTAAACTTCTTAAATATAGAATTACGTAAACTACGTAGGAAATACTTTCAAAAGTATTTAGAAGGTTATGCTCGTGCATTAAGCAGTCGCGATGCTGAAAAGTATGTAGACGGCGAAGATGAAGTAATTGAATTTGAAACAATAATTAACGAAGTTGCACTACTACGCAATAAATGGCTAGGACTAATGAAAGGACTTGAGAGCAAGAACTTTATGCTGGGCCACGTTGTGCGTCTACGTACAGCAGGTATGGAGGATGTAACACTATGATAACATTTAGAAATGAATACGAGTCGCATGAACACAGTTTACAAACATTAGATCAGTTATATAACTATGATAGTTTTTTAGACAGTTTAGAAATTATTGCTGACTTTGGTTGTGGAACTGGCAGAGATGTACAGTGGTGGGCGAACCTAATGACT